TGTTTTCCGCAAGTATCGGCATCCCGTAAAACACTAATGCCATTAAAACATCTTCAAAAAACATTTCTGCTGTTTGGGGTCTTGCTACATATTCTAAAAAAAATCTATTAGGAGGGGCATCCTCCATGCTAAATTTTGTTAATCCATGCAATGCACCTTTAGATCCTTTGCCATCTGTCGTTCCTGATATATCATAACTGTCACAACCGAAAGCGCCCATATGCTCGTTACCAGGATATTTAATGCCATTTTTATTAATGATGTTATTTTGTAATGTAATACCCGGTACCCAACTTATTTTAAATCTTCCATTTGGATTTGGTGTAAACTGTACTTTGGTATCTTTAATACCATTCCGCCAAGAGAAGCTTCCTGTTGTTACATTTGCTTCCGTTGTTATATCATCATTAAAATCAATTTGTTCGTATATTTTAGCTAAGTTAAATATGCTGTTCTTAGCTTCATCTCTAAATGCGTGTTCCTCTGTACGTGGAAACTGTCTATAAAATTCATTTAAACCGTCTTGATCTCCTTTTAAACCATCTACTTCATTCTCCCAATGTTCAATAACCCCGACGTCGATATTATCTCCCTGGTTGTCGGTAACAGGCTCTTTCGGTGTGTTAAAGACAGGTATTCCATAAGAATCGATGAATCCTTCGAAATTCCATTCCATAGGTATGAACAAAGAATATAGTCCCGAACGAGTCTGTCCATTTTTATTCCGTTTCGTAACATCTGAATTATTATATAATTTTTTAAAATTCTCACCTCCTTTGTCTAAAGCATTTGATGTTGAACCCATCATACACTTACCTATTATTCTCGAACCAAGTCTGAGCGTTGTTTTTGTGACTCGCCAGTTATTGAGAATGTTTTCCGGGCGTTCCCATTTGCCGGCTTCATCATGGACGAGAAGTGCGAGTTTCTCTCCATCATATGAATTGTCCCCGGTATTTTTCCAGTCGATAGTGGTGTCCAATCCAGCAATTTCCTGGGCTTTATCTTTTGATTCGAATCTTTTACGTGTAAATTTCGAAGCGGGTACTCTGTACGCAAGTTCTGTCTTGGGGCGATCCATACCGTCCTGAATGGGTCTGAAAAAGAATGGATAATTGATCGATATTGGTACCACTTTATCTGTGAACATTTTCTTTGCATCGGCTCCAGATTTGGACAGTATTCCGTACCGTGCATCGGAAGATATGGTAGCCAAGTTAACTGTTTCTGAGGATGCCATAAACGAAAAACCTGAACGTCTATTCTTGAGATAGCACATTCCATAACACCGTCTATCTGCTTTACACGCTTCCCAATGAATAAAGAATAATCTATTGGCTTCTCGAAAGTCTGGTCTCCCAACATCAATCTTGGTCCACTGCAAGTACATATAGTGAGTGCCAGTAATATAAGTGGGAACCCCTTTGCTCTTGAACCAATGCCCTTCATCACGTTTAGTAAATTCTTTATCAATATATGCATGCCATTTTTGTTTAAATTCATCAGGATAATCTTTCCAATCAAATATACTCTTGATTGTTTTAAGCTCCTTAGGATACCCGTGTGGAGTCCACTGATCATTTTGAGTATCAACGTTTGCTTCTTTTGGCAATGCTATTTTTAAATTCTGTATGCTATACACTTCTCCTATTTGGCCCGTCTTGGATATAACAATAACGTCATGTTCCTCATTGTACCCGTACTCCCATTTCTTAGATTTATTCAATCTTTTAATAGTAGTAGCTTTAATAGGTTCTATAATCTTATATAAGCTTTGTTCGTACATTATTTAGATCTTCTTTCTGCAAAACCTTTAAAAGTATTATCTATTTCTTCTTTAGGTTTATTTTCAAGTATATCTTTTTCTTCTTCAATTCTAGTTAGTATCTCAAATGCATCGAATATTGCGAGCTTTTTAGTGGCTGCAGCGTTCTTGAGTCTATCGGCTGAGATGTCATCATCAGTTTCAACAATAGGTTCTTTAGCAACTTTAATAAGTTCTTTGACTGCTTCATGTCCAGCTTGGATTATATTCTTTTTCGTTTCCTTGACGTTCATATTTAATAGATATTGAATTAGTTAATACCCTATACATTCTTTCACCGTCTACAATAAATTCGTATTCGCTGCTAGGTGTAAACCCAACTAAATCTTCTTTCTCTATTAAACTGCTAATGTCCTTGTCAACATGCTTTATAATGCCCCTCAGGGCTTGTTCTTTCTCGTTATTTAATATATCAGTAGATTTGATTGGCTTAACAAAACAAAAGCCTTTAGGCGCTTCCCATTTGTTATCTCTTTTGTATAAGTATATTTGATCTGCTCTTACAAAATACAAGTCATCTTTATAATGACTTCGGCTGTTTTTTTCAATACCGTGTTGATTGTACCATCTTCTAAATACATTGTGATGCAAAATAACTTCATCACCAATCTGTATTTCGGTTTCTTCAGACTTCGGTATTTCTAAAACAATTCCAGTACGGCTAACATATCGATGATCAGAGATTTCAGTATTGACTAAAAGCTCTTGACCATCTATATATTTTTTGTTATCGTATCTTTCGTTTTTTGGTTTTATAATAAAATCAAATAAACTTTGCATTAATATTCTAAATTGTACTCCACAGCTATTGCCATGTTTTTATTAAAATCTTTCCACGGTAATACTTCGTTCTTCTTTTTAATAAAAATAGAAAACTTATCATCACCTTCTACTATATCACATATTGTATGGCCACCGTATACTTCTTGGCCTACAGCATAATGCATAGCGTCGTTCTTATAGTCTCTACCTATACTAATTTTTCTTACCAAAGACATTACTATGCTTTCTTTAATACTTCTGGACCTACGATTTCTTCCCCACCTTCTTCCTCAATAGGCTCATAGTTTCCAGTTTGAATATCAATTTTAATTTTTCCGTACTTTTCTTCTAGCTTAGCTTGCAACTTGTTCAAGTCTTGTTGAACTTCTGCTGCAGCGTGGTTAAGCTGGTGTTTTTGTAATTCTAGGTTTCCAATTTGAGAAGCTGCTTGATTAAGCTTACCTACAAATCCTTGTAGTTCTTCTAATTGTTCTTGGCTAATTTTGTTTTCTTGGTTTTCCATAATTTTAATCTAATTTTAATTTAACTTAATTTAATTTAATTTACGCCCACGGCATTTCCGAGACGGCTTCGTTTGTTGGTATTTTTTGTTCGCTAATATTTTTGGTTATAACTTCTTGCATGTGATCAACTGGGTGATTAGCTTGAGCCCAGGAAATAACATCGGCTTCTGTAACGCTAGCCAAAGCGGTAAAGTTTTCAGAGTCTGGTGCGCCAATAGGGCACGCTCCTGAAAATTCTGCAGTGTAAGCATTCCCTTCGGAATCATTTTCACTATCTGTTCCTACGTATTTAAAATTTACGTGTGTAATCACATCCGACAAACCGTCGAGACTGGGTGCTTTTTTCATAGCCGTGATTGCCCATGTGTAAGTAATTGCCATAATTAATTTTTTAATTGTTTGTGTTATAATTTATTATCACTTGTTTTACTGATTTTCTAATTTAAGTGAATATACTAATTATTTTCTAATTCTTGTACTCTTGCTTCTAATTCTTTTATTGCAGCCACTAGTAGTGGCACTAGCTTAGCTTGATCTATACCTTGATAAATAGGATTTCCATCATTATCAACTTCATCCTTTTCTCCAACAATTGCTTCAGGAACTATATCTTGTACTTCGTGAGCTATAAACCCATCCACTGTTTTATTAGGTTCTCCTATAAAATTAAACCTACTTGGGTTTAATTGATTAAGCCTATATATAGAATTACTTATTGGAATAACATTTTCCTTCAATCTATAGTCAGAAGATGTTGTATATGCTGTAGAATTTCCTGTAGTACTAATTTTTCCAGCAGAACTATTACCTGAGTTTTCAAAATTAATTTGAGTTGTTTGAGCAGTACTACTTGAATAACAAGCTAGTTGAGTTGACAAATTGTTACCTTCTATTCTAACACCATAACTATATGAGCCCGATATTGCTTTTATACAACCTAAGCCATTGTTTCCACCTTGTATTTTTAAAATATCACCAGCAGCTGCCATATCTGGAGCTACGTTAAGACCTAGACGAAGAAGTCTACTGCCACTATCGCCATGTACATAATAACCAGTATTATTTCTATCATAGAATATTGGTGCTCTATAAGAAGCGCCTGCATATCCAACACTACCAGTGTAAACATCATTAGTATCTAGTTGAACATACCAGGGCCAAACGCCATTTATTTGTGCGTAGCTAGTAGAATCGACTGGTGCACCAAGAACATAAAATCTATTTGAATTATTATGTAATACTACCGATCTATGATCTGTATCCCTTAAAGCAATTTGCGGAGAAGAGTGTCTTAAAACTATTTCACTGCTATCGAAATAGCTATTTGTATCATTTGAATCATAAAATATTGGTGCTCTAAAACTTGCTGCAGCTGTTGCAACACCCGAATCATCAGCTGAAAATTCTACAGTAGTCCAATTATAATCTACAACTTCAAACCTCCTGCCCGTGCCTGTACCTAATTGAACTGTTAGTATACCTGCAGCCCTGTCAGATGCTCTCCCAATCCATGCTTCACCCGTGTTTGCCTGTGAGCCACTAAATGTACCAACTTGTATTCTACCTTGTAAATTTGCGGAAACTCCATTAGAGCCATTACTAGGATCAACATAAAAAGCAGTATTATCTGAATCATAAAATATTGGCGCTCTCCAGCTATTATTAGCGGTTCCAATTCCGCCATTTTGACCATCTAAAAATATTCTTGAATTACCATCAGCAGCAACATACATTCCCCATCCATTAGTTCCAGTACAAAAACTAGCATCACCTCTAGTGTAACCAATACCATACATATTACTTAAAGATGCTTCGCCTGGTAAATAACTAGAACCAATAGCAAATATTGGATTTGTTTTTGCATGACTTGCGCCGATATTATTATATCCGCCAACTAATAATCCCTCTCCATGATCTTTCCTTCCTAAATACTTTAAAACACTTGTAGCATTTGGATCAGCATAATAACTAGTAGCATTTGAATCATAAAAAGTATTTGCGTATAAAGATCCCGCGTTTGGATTAACACCATATACTGGTATTAAATAACCCGTTCCCCAAGATGATGAATCATAATTTTGTTTAACAACCCATAAACTTGTATTGTCATATTTACTAGATACAAGAGCTGTTGATCTTTTTACATCACCACCATTATAAGATGACATCCATAATACGTCATTCCATGATCCGCCAAACCCTAAGTTACTAGAACCTAACATTGCAAGTTTTAATTTACCAGCACCAAATGTGCCTGAGTTTGGCTTTTCTGTACCACCTCCAGAATAATGTCCTCCTAAGTACGATCCAGCTGCATTTCCGGTCGACGTATATGTTTGGGCAGCATGGTATCCATCTACTAAATCTGCATCTAGTCCACTTGTTGAACCATCATTATTTGAGTGCCATATTTTTCCAACTCCAACTGTTGTTAATGTGCTAGGTAAACTTGTAATTTGTGATGCTCCCCAACCAACTGTCATATCTTGATTATTAGAATAAAACTGAGGGTGAGCTAATAATTCAACAGTTACATGCCCATAGCTCCAAGTGGTATTTGTATCACCAATAACAATACAGTGTGTTGAACCATCGTGCCCTAGTCTCACTGTTAAAGGATCACTACCTTCACTAGTTACTCCAGTATTATACCAGTAAGAAGCGGTCGACCAATTATGTCCGGATATAGTGTATATTACGTGTGCTCTTGAATTATATTCATATGTTGATACTCTAATGATAGGCATAGAATGATTAGACGTACTACCAGGTAGTGTAATTTTAATAGCACCTGTTGAAGCACCACTGGATGCCCATTGAGCACAGTTTATCGCCACGTGGTTACCTGCAGAAATAACCCCGGTAGGAGCTTCAACATTACCACTTGTGTCGACAGTAAACCTTCTAGTTGTACCAGTAGATATTTGTAGATTACCAGCTGCATTAGTCATTGCGTCAGGGCATTCTTGTATATACCAATTATTACCGCCACTCCATGATATACCCTCATTAACACCAGCATCATTTATTGTTATATGATTTACACCTGAGATACTGTTATTCTGCAAAGCAAGAGTTCCTCCCATAGTTAGTGTACCATTAAAAGTATCACTAGTATCGCTTCTTAAGTAAGATGAACCTTGTACACCATCAAGTAAATCAGCATCTAATCCTGAACCTGAGCCGTCGTTATTATCATGCCATATTTTATAGCTATCTGTTCCCGCCGCTTCTTGCCAGTAAGGTTGATTATCAGAAGAAATTGCTAAAAGCGTTCCTATCATTCCAGTGTTATTCTTAAACACAATAGAAGCTGCGTTGGTAGCATGGTTTCTATGTATCACTAACCCTTTTTCAAAAGTATTATGATTTATTG